TAGAGCAAATGCTGCAACATCAGCCGTTAGCTCTGGGTTGGCCGCAACCTCGGAGACTGCTAAATAGATTGCAGCGCAGTCATCACTTTGTCCCTGGTTAAAACCAACAGGGCGGCTGCCCGTGCCTCCGGTAGTCTCCCGAACAAACGCAACGCCGCTACTGCCAAAGTCAATATCGTGCAGAAGCGTGCTGTTTGGACCCGCGCCAGGTGGGTTAGGGCGGCCTGTGTAAGCACCTGCAAAGCGGAGAGCGTCAGTGCCAGGTATGTTTAGTTCTGGAAGATCCTGGTTGTTGCTTCGGGGTTGGGCTGCACTGATGTATGTATTAAACCCAGCAGATGCAGTGACGCTGGCGGCCACCGCATACATCACTGTTGCATTATTGGTGCGGCTAACAGTGATTGTTTGATTGCCTGTAGGCGCCCCACCCCCTAATAGAAAATACGCATCACATCGACCCGGTTCCCCAGAGATGTCGGTTGCGACCGTATTGGACTTCGTTAAAGTAGACGTTCCATAGGTGACACCCGTTACACGCTGGGTTGAATCACCTGCATTAAAGACAAAAACAAGCACACCCGCAGGCGTGCCTGACTCTGTATGCGTCCAACTAAACGACGCTTCGTTGGATGAGCCTGTTGTCCCGGTATGTGACTCCGACGAGGAGGAAAAGCCGACAGCCATTGGTTTTCCTCCTCAATCGCGGGAATTAGGCCAGGGTCAGGATGCCAGAAGCGTCGAAGGTGATCGTAAATGTCTCGCCGTTTAGCAAGTCAACCGCAGATCCATAGTCGTAATACCCAATCAGCTCATCAGATGTCGCAGTGTCGTTGTAGAGCACCACGTAACGGAAGGTGGGCACCGTACCAGATGCAGTCAGCACCAAGTCAGCCGCATCAAGCGTGTAAGTGCCGCTGGTTTGTGCAGACGTAACTGAAGTCAGCACACGGCTTGACAGAGCGGTGTATGAAATTTCAGTGATGTTGGCAAGCACCGTGTTGCCAGCAACAGGCGCAGTGTTGGTCAACGCAATGGTCAACGTGTCTGCGCCGAGGTTATGAGTGCCCTCAGCAAGGGCTTCAACGAATGAGTTGAACTTGTTGAAGGTAGCCACAGGAAATCAGGGTCCAGCTTTTACTGTCAATGTTAGCGCTAGAACGCGACACTAACGTTGAACTCATTGACTGTGCCGGATACAGCTGTGATCTCCAGCCATACCCAGCTACCGATAGGGATTGGTTGGTTTTGCACTGTTGCCGCTGCACCTGTTGTGGTGTTGGTCACAGTGTCGGACACGATTGCCAGCGTTCCAGCAGTGGAACGATCAGTTGCATACCTGATTTCGTAGGTCACGCTACCGCCTGAAACAATGGCCGAGACCTCACGCAGCGTGGTGCTGCGGACGGTTTTGAACAGGGTGAAGCTGTCACCAACCTGTGGCTCACCAATGGTTGCGCTACGCGCAGCATCTGGCCTGTTCTCCCACCGCTGCAGATCATCTACCCATACAAGCTTGTCGCCGTCTGCTTCATCCGCAAACTCGACATCGTGTAACTGATAAAGCTCTTGGCCTGTTGTGGCGCGGACAAAAATTTCACCGTTGACTGCATCACTTTTTACGCAAACCGCAGTTGGGATGCGTAGGTTTGGTGCGCCAAGCAGGTTTTCTTCTAAGACAAGATCGCCAGGGTTGACTGTGCAAGCCCAGAGAACTGATTGCGCTGGATAGATTGACGTATCAATCCCGCGAATATAACCGTTTGTGCAGCACAATCCAAACTCGTTCTCTGCAATGTCTTCAGCCAGAATGCCGAAAAACACATAACTGGGATACGTGCCGTCGGCCACTAGAGTCTGAACACTAAGCCGCAAAGTCGTGGGGTCTACGCCGCCAAACATTGCGACCTGACCCTTGATCATTCCGCCAGGTTGAATGCACTTGACATAGACGTGTGTGTCTTGACCGATAACGGAAACAACATTTGCATCCCGTTGAGCGGCAAGGCCCCTGTCAACATTGCTCCACCCAAGTTCACCTACCTGACTGAACGAAGTGGCGATTGTAGGGTCGAAAATAGCCCCAGAAAGAGTTGGTTCACTCGTCCATGACGTGTCATAGGTTGCTGCTGAATCTTTGACCAGCAGTTGCCCTGTCGTTCCACCGGTTGCAACGCCTGCACCGTTTTGGCCAGCGGTTTTAACGGTAACAACCGCAATGTCACCGCTTTCGTCAACCGTGACAGTGTTCCTAGTCGTAGTGATGTTGACGCTGGTCATGCCGTATAGCCCTCAGAAACATAGATAATGCCCTCTAGGTAATACTCTTTGAGCCCTGACGGGTTTTCTAAAAGAACGTCGTAGTACAGTTCGGCAGGGAATGTTGCTGTCTGCGCGTCTGTCAAGCCGATATTTACTACGCCCCCAACCCGGTTGGTATAGGTGATCTGAAAATCCGCTGATTTAGTAGTGCGGGCTTTGTCCCAAGCCTGAGCGGTGACTGTCCAATCGGTTAAATCAATCGCTGCACCATTGCTGTCAGTAAACGACAGCTGCACGTCATAATCCGCCCGACGCTGCAGAACTACGTTATACGTCCCAGGTCTGACGGCCATTGTCAAATCCTCCTATGGGTTATTCTATCCGTTGCAGCGCTAGACAAAATAGTCCTGGATGTCCCCGTAGATCAGCTGTATGTCACCTGTAGTCACGAACTGCAGGACAGCGGATACGGGCTGCTCCACGTTGAAGCTGATAGCTGAGCCTGTTATGTGGGCGTTGACAAGATAAAAAAGCTCCCTGTCAGTCTCGCTTTGCACGTCGCCGGTGGATGACCCCACGCCTCGATTGACAATAACGAGAGCCAGCTTTACCGGCTGAGTGTCGCCAGTGCCAATGACAAAATCCGCGCAGTATCGAGCTTGCTCTAGTACAGAACCCGCTGGATCGAAACTCCAAAAGCAGGTTACAGACCCCGATCCACTGATTTCACCAGGAACAACGGAGCGGAAGTCTTCGCCCAGGCTCAAAACACTTTCACTCTCCCTAGAGGTAGAGAGGCTGAATGAACTTACTTCTGCTAGCTTTTTCTCCTGTTCAGCAATAAGCTCTACCTCTAAGGTGAATGCCGTCGTTGTTTCCAGGTCTATGTAGTTATCGCCGCCTCTCATGGCTGAAGCCCAGTCGTCATATAGCCGCCACCCGCTTACGGGGTCAACATGGATGTAGTAATCCACCGCACCCGTAGGATCACCGGGAAGAAAGGTGATTGCGAGATTGTTCTCTTCCTTGAAGCGTATAAAGTCTCCCGTTGAAAACACTGTTGGACCGATGTCCAGAAGCAGTTTGTCGTTGACAGAATCAACCTTTAGGGACGTTATTGCTTCGCTGTACTTAACGCCTGTTGGCCGCTGCAGATAAACAAGGCCCGTATCACCTAAATAAACGCTCATCAGGATGCCCCAGATACAGTGCTCAGGAAGCCGTCTACGACAAAGCTTAGGCTTAACACTGTGACCCCACCAGCACTGTTGCTGACTGCAGCAGACGTTATCAGTGCATCAAAAGAAAACGACTTTCCTGCATCGATGACCAGCTCCATAGCGAACTTGGTGTTAGTCGAGATTTGGCTTGCCGTCAGTGTTGATGTAAGTAGACCAGCCGCTTCAAGGGTCTTTGTGTTGTAGTAGTCGTTTATGTAGTAATAAGCTGTGCAGCTACCGGAAAATGAGTTCTTGCCAAACCTGTATTTTGGTGCAGCGTCATTCAGTGTGGTGGTTTCTAACGCTTCTGCGGTCGCGTTAAGCGCCCAATCTCGTATCTTAAGAACTTCCGTTCCAGCCAGCTTTAATGCTCCTGTTCGACCTGTGGCGTAAGCGGTCATGGGATCACCTGCAGGAGTTCAACACTTACAGTCTGGACGTTAGGTTGAGTGTAAGTAACAGACGGCGGCCTGTTGTATCGCCAAAGGTTGCTGGGTTCAGTGATGCTTGTGTTTGGCTGTGTAAGGATGCCTCCTAACGTTTCGGACGCCAAACCAAAGGGGTTAAAGCTGCCCCGCTGACCGGAATAATGGTCAATGATCAGGTTGGCATCTGTGTCTTCTAGGTTTTCAAAAGTAAGAGTCAACACGTCGTTTCTGCGGCGACTGCCCAGAATGATCCTCGTCTCTTTGCCACCGATGCTGTTAAAGGCGTTTTGAGCAACCTCACCAGGTGCCCATTGCCTGCTGCTGGGATACAGCGAAGGAAAATCTTCGCCGCCTGAAACGGCATTTGAACTTCTGGTGTCAACCAAAAATTCGCCAAAACTAAGTTTTTCAATAACGCCTGGGTAAATGATTACTCTGCTAGCTGAAATGTCAATCGGAAAATACTCCATGGTCGCAATAAGCTCAGTGCTTGTGCGCCCAGCAGTGTTGAATTTTGTTTGACAATCAAATGTAACTAGCGTTGCGGTTGTATCTAGATATAGGTCGTCTGGTGCGGACAGCGAAATGCCGTTGCCCGTAAGGGTGAACGTCCCGGATATAGAGGCGATGTAAGCAGGTTTCAGCGTTACCGTCAGCCCGGTAACGGCAAACTCTGCGAGACCTGCAATAAGAAGAGCACTAGCCATGACTTATCAGGAAAAATCAGGTTGGGATGTGCCCATGTAGAACGCTATGCCTCCGTTCCCGTCAACTTCTGTGGACATAATTGCCCAATACTGAGTGCCGTTGATTCGGTAAACGCGAATATCATCAGTGCCCGTAAGGGTGTCCATGGTGACGTTTCTCCAAGCCTGTCCGGTAGTTTTTGTGCGGACAGACTCTTCAGCCGAAAAAATCCGTACATCTGCCCTGTCTACATAGCCGATTATTTGTGGGTCATCATTGATTCTGAGGGGGAATCCTCTCAAGAGAAGTTTTGAGTCTGGGAAATAATTTTCGCTTGGAACAAGGGCATACAATGTTTCTTCTGTTGAGCTGATGCCAGTGTTATAGGGCAGGTTAAGTATCCTGTGTGATGCTGTATTTGACCCGTGCAAAAACATTTGCGTTTCAAACCTATCTATACTTGGACCCGTTGATACATGCGCCGCAGGCTCATACACATCAATGCTGGGTTTTTCCCACCACATGTGCAGTCTGGGGCCTTGTGTAACCATAAACATCGCATTATCTTCATCGCTAACCCAAAGTTTTACAGGAGAAGTCGCATAAATTGGATCTGTGTAAATGTATTGTGTAAGCGTGCCGGTGCTGGTGGTGTCTGTTGCCAAGTCGCCTGGCACGGTCGTGTAGGTAGCGTCTTCATACATGGTTAGGTTGATCGTGGTCGTTCCAGTCCATTGGACCCACATGTAATTGGTGTAGTCGGAGCCGTCAGAGATCCGAGTGAATGGGTATTGGCACGTAAACTTGCTAGAAGTAATTTCAGATGTGACGAAGCCTCGCGCTGGCAGGAAGGTCTTAAAAATGTAGTACAGGGCGTCGTTGAACGACTGCTGCATGGAGGCAGCGTCAGTGATGTCGATTGGCAAAGACGTATCTAACGTAAAAGCCATGTCGGCTCAGCTTGGCGATTCCTTGTATCACCTTAGCGGGCTAGGGGCGTTCAAGGCAATTCAGGTCCACAGTTGAATGCAGGCACCCAACTGCTCGTACGGAAGTTTCGCATCCAGCCTAGAAGCCACCAGTTCCCTTCATTGTCTTGCAACCTGTAATACTGTGATTTGCTGGTAACACCTGTAAAGCCTTCCATGTCACTAAATGCGCGGTCGTCTGTGAGAGCGGGATTTAAGCCTGGGTTTTGGTTTGTGTAGGTGTCATCAAAGTTTTTCCAGATCGCATAGTTAGGGTTATGAAAACTAGCAACCGTGTGTTGTTGTGGACCCGCAGAGCTAGCGGTTGAACCAGTCATGATTACATCACGATAAAGAACTGAATTTAATGTTTGGAATCCGTCAAGTGGAACAGCGTACGCCAATCTTTTTCTAGAATTTGTTAAGTTGCTACAACCGTGGACGCCAAAACAAGTTTCAGTGTAATCTCTGTATTGAAAACCAAGCGCAGTAGAATAGCGAATGTTTGGATCCCTAAGATCATCTCTGTATAAGTCCTGGATAAAAACTCGGGGTTTTATATACCACATGGCAAGACGACCAGCTTGAAGAACAAACCAATCGCTTTTTCTTGCTTGGTCTTGATATACTTTAATAGGCAGATACTGCGAATTTTCAACTTGCTCGTATCCACCTCCGACAAATCTGAGGTTGTGCTGCCCAATAATGAGGCTATCTGGATAGCTGCTGTCTAAATACTGGTTCGTTCCTTGTACCATCACAAAGTCATTATTAGTGCGTGAAAACCCACACCAAGTGTGCATGATGTGGTCTGAGTAACCAGCCGCATCAGTCACGGGAAAAGATACGCTTTTTGCATAAAATATCGTGCCAATCGCAAGCACTGAGGGCAGAGAAGGCATATCAGCAATCGTGTACCCGATAGAAGGCCAAAATGTTTCAGTTAAATAGTCGTATAAAAGGGTAAGATGGTCTATATGCCTCTCAAAGTTGAATCTGAAATAATCTTGCTTGGGAAAGGGGATCTCCTTGATGAGCTTGAATGTCATGGTGGTGGGGGCAACTCGGCAGAGCACTTAAAAGCGAGCTTCGATCTCATAAATGATTGACCCCCAAAAGATGGGCCAGACTGAGTATACGGCGATCCAAGCACTAACCACCATTCTGAATTGTTTGCTAAAACACGATATAGACGGCTATTGATGTCGTGCATGTCATCTGAGCTTCTGTAGGCTGGCGACGGTGATTCTTCAGTAAAGGCATACCTTTCGCTTGCTCGCATGTCATACAAGGCTACATCGTTCCATGGATAGTAAACAAGAGGTATAGAGCCATTGACGTTGCCCCCTTTCCCAAGAAAAGGCGTATGCAGGATTGGATTAGTTGTTTTGTAAACATCCGAAACAATAGGAAAAGTTATGAACCCGCCAGAAGTCGCGTCGGGAAAACCATCAGGCGCGTTGAAGAATTGAAAACCGTATTTAGCCGTCAGCAAAGGCGCCATGTGCGTACTGTTTCTGTGATCAGATCCGCCTGCTTCCCAGTCGGGGTATCTGTAGTCTTTCCAAATCTTGACGGTTGGTTTTATCCAACATAGATACACAACGCCGCCCTGAGTTAGCAGGAAATTAGTGGGTTCTTGGTCGCTTGTCCATAGCCTGATTGGCAGCCAACCCGTACTAAGTTGGTTCGCGTTTTGAGCAGGTCCGCCTATTTCGGGGTCTAAGGTGGTGCCTTGGTCGCCTGGAACTACATTGAATTTGGAGTCTTCTCTGTAGTAAGTTTGAACACTACCAGTTGATGCGGATGGCGTCCAGACAAACCATGCGTAATTAGGGTAATCTTTGCCGTCTTTGACGTTAGTAGAGTAGTGGATCCATCTCCTGCTTCGTGTCCCATTATTAGATATGGTATGCCCTAGCGTTGGCAGCCATATGTCAAAAAGTTCAGTAAAGACTTGATCCCATACGTCCGCCATCTCCGTAAGGATGCAACTCGTCGGCGGATCCCAGGTTTTGACGTTGGCCCAGGTCATGGGGACACCACCTCATCTGCAACTTTAGCGGACATCACGGTGGCAATTCAGTTCCACAGTTAAAGGCAATAGACGGCGTTTCAACTCGATTTGCATAGAATGCGCGAATCCACCAATTCCCTTGATTGTCTCTCATTCGTAAATAGGGATACTCATTACCTGCAATGGCGGGTTCATTTATGCCAAAACTGCTTCTTAATACTGTTGTAGAAACAAGGTTCGTCTCGTTCTTATATGACGGCGTAAAAAGTCTGAAGTTCGAACTATGAATAGAAGCCTGCTTAGTTTGGTAGCTTGCTGATGTCAAATCAATAGTAAGCACATTATCTCTGTATAAAGCCGCTTCATCTGTATCCCAGCCTTTTTTGGGAGTTAGCATATTTATATCTTTAGTGCCGCCGCCAGTACCAATAGAATTAAGGCCGCCGTTGCTTGGGATTCTTCCTGTGTGCCCAAAGGGTATCCAAGTGTCATATCTAGTGTTTGCTGCTCTGGCTGATGATTTGATCAGATCATAAATAATAACTCTTGGTTTAACGTGCCACAATATAATGCGGCCCAGTGCCGTCACGAACCAATCAGATGGTCTATCACTGTCTTGGAATATGTTTGCAGGAGTTTGCAACCAAGAGTGGTAGGGCTGCGCTGCAGTCGCGTTGTTACGACCAAAACCCGAATATGCGTATGAACCTTGGTTGATTGTGGGTGGGCTTGTTGTTGATATATTGCGAAATTGATCTAACATAATAATATAATCATTAAAACCGTTAAAAGCACTAACGCCCATAATGCTGTGCATGGTGTGGTCTGAATAACCAGCAGCATCTGTGACAGGATAGTCAACAGTTCTATGCTTTATGTTCTGAGCAAATCCATAAGGATTAACCTGGCCTGTAATAACATCACCAACTTCGTATCCCAAAGAAGGGAACAAGTAGTCCCATAAATAGTCGTAAACTTCGACGAAGTGTGCTCCTAGCGCCTGTTTGTCAATCTTGGACCCCTCAATATCTGATCTTGGGATGTCGGCGGCTACCTGGTGGACAAGCTGAAAGGGCATGGCATTACGGGGGTGGTGGAAGCTCTTCAGAGCATTTGAACGCAAGAAACGGATATGCAGCGTCGGTAAAAGCGCTATCACGTTGATAAACTAGCCACCATTCTCTGTTGTTAATTAGCATCCTTACGAAATACGGAACTTCCATAAGAAGTTCAAGTCTTTGATAAGTTGTGTATTCAGTAATCCCACGATAGCTAGCAGAACGGTGAAAAATACCTATATCGTCTGCATTTGTGCTAATGCGATCTGGAAGGTTGCCTGTACCTAAGCTCAAAGGATTGAGGATAAACGCATTGTCACTAAACATTTGCCCACGAAAATTATGGACAGACAGAGGATACAAACTGTTGGTGGACGACACTCCTACATCAATTGCATTAAACCCGTCCCATCCATCTTTTACCATAGGAAAGATGCCTGAACGATTGGTGTAGGTGTTGTTTCCTGCAGCAGTCGGCGGGTATCTTGAGTCTGTAAAGACCCACGAGTAAGTATCAAACCAAGCCAACTGTATTTTTCCTTGCCATGTCACCAGAAAACTTCCTGTCTTTTGGTCGCTCAGCCAAAGCCGCACAGGCATAAAATCTACATTTCTCAGTTGAGAAGTAGCTTGGTGAGTTCTCACACTTGTATTATCTTCGACATACGGCGGGCCGCCTGGATAATCGTCGTAATACTTGTCAACGTAAACAAATAGCAAGCCTGAGTTGTTGTAGGATACATTGTCTGGAAACCAGCGAACCCATAGATTGTTGGGTGTTGGAGATAGATCTCTTACGTCAGTGTTGTAGGCGATCCAGCCGTATTCGACATAGGTTTGCCCTGACTGGACCTCTCGCCTGTGAAAATAAGTTTTGTGCCCGATGGAAGGAAGCCATTCTTCAAATAGCTCTGTCCATATAGCGTCCCATTCGCCGGGGTGGGGTCCAGTTGACACGCTAGTGCCAAACTCTGCGGAAAGCTCCCAAGTTTTAACGTTAGTCCAGGTCATGGGTTCTGATACTGATAGCGGATAATCACAACGCCAGGCATACCTTCATAACCCCGCAGACCGCTTGTTCCGCCAGCATCCTCCGGATTCTTGGCACTAGCCCACGAGCGCCCAGCACCATAGTTTGTTGGAGGCGCACCACGAACAAATTCGGTAATCCATCCTCCTCCGCCAACAGAAACACGCCTGGCAAACCCGGCAGAGCCAGCGCCAGTGCCGCCGATACCTTGAACAACGCTGGAACCGTCTACATACCTGCCTCTACATGCACCAGCACCACCAGACCCGTAGACATAAGACGTACCAGAAATGCTGCTCGTTACGCCTTCGCCTCCATTGCCTCCTGTGTAGTGGTTGGGCGGTTGCGTACCGTTTTGACCAGAAGCACCGCCGCCGCCGCCTCCAGATATTAAATCTGTGCTGCCGCCATATCCACCACTAGCGCCGTCACCGCCTTGCGAACCTGTTCCTGGCGGTTGAAAATTGATATAGAAAGGAATATTTGGATAAGTGCCGCCTCCACAGCCCCCATTCATGCCGTTGCCATTCTGCCAAGTCGGGTTGAAAAGGTTTGGAATCATGCTATGTCCACCGGCTATTGCAGTTAAACCAAACGCAGAACTATTGCCTGCCTCAAAATTGGTGGCATACTCCCTGCCAATGCCCACCTGGATAGTTTGCGCTCCAAGTGGGGGTATTAAATTTCCCGTAAGAACACCACCACCACCAGCGCCGCCACCAGCATAAGGGTCTTGTAAGAAAAGGGGCGTGGGACCACCACCAGCGCAGATCAGATATTCAAGGTCATATGTTACGCCACCACTACGCAAAACAAACAGTGTTCCGTTTTCTGTAAACGTATGGATTTTGAAGTCTCCGTCATACGTCACTGTTCCGCCGACTGCCTCAACAAACGGATACCAAGCAAGTTGTACCTGTGCCTCTTGCGGTGAATCTTCTGCGGTCACGGATGAGGCAACTGCGGTATAAATGCCCTCGTCTTCTGCTCCCCCAGTCGTCCAAGTCAAAACGTTACTGGTTTCTGTCGCGACAGGTGCATTCGTTCCAGTTGGACCTTGCCACGACCATGTAACATCCTCAACATTGCCAGAATATGCAGCCGTGAGGGTCATCGTTTCCCCGTTTGCATAATCGTTTTTGCTTGCTGTAATCGTTACGTTGCCGATGCCTAAGATCAGGTCAATTACTGCTGTTTGCGGTGTGTCAGTCGCAGTGGCGCTGCTTACAGAAACACCGTACTCACCAAGGTCTTGCGGGAAACTAAAAATCCATTGGAGGATTCTTGTATCAATTCCAGTAGGTGCAGACGAACCAGCAGGAATCGTCCAAACGTAGGATTTATCACCAGGGTCATATTGTGTCCCCACTGTCAGCGTTACAAACTCACCATCCCTAGGAGCAGTGTTGCTCGGTGTGATCGAGGCGTTGCCAATTAGAGGGATGATAGGCGCGATGAAATTACCCGTTAGCTGATCAACAAGACGACTGCGTAGATCACTGGGTGAAATTACAGGGTGGTGCTCAAGCTCTAAGTCGCACGTTCCGTATTGGCTAAAGCTGATGGCCTTGACTAAGTAATACTCTGTATAAGAATCCTGGCCTCCGTCAGAGTCTTCAAGCGTTAGCTGAACCTTGACAAAGCTGCCGAGCGATACGTTGGCGATCTTGTCTGTCGAGCAAGACAGAGTTGCGCTATGAGAAGTCCAACGACGTAGCGCGACGATGTACTTTCCAATTAAATCTGCGTGCTCTTCGCTAGTACAAAATTCGGTTAAGTCATACCTTTCAAACGGCCCGCCAAGTGCTTCACCGGGGTAACGCACTTCTACGGTTTTGATCTCAGGCGCAGCGATGCCCGTTTCGTTTCTGTAACTCATCACCGCGCAAAACGGCACGGTCTCGCTTGCGTCTCTGTAGCGAATCTCGAATGAACCTTCAAGAATGTCTGAGTTGGTAAAAGTGGTAGCGGGGATAAGCTCGTTCTGATTGAAAAGCCCAGCTGAAGTCACCGGCAGCCTGGGTATCAGGCCCCACTTCCCGTTTTCCTGGGTGATGAAAAGTAGAAAGTAAAAGCTCCCGTTTTCTAGGAAGTCTCTTAGGTTTTGTGGCTGAGAAATAATCCCGTCGTAATAAAGATCGTAATTTTCAAGGAAAGTCCCAGCGGCACCAAGACCTGTTGCATCAATCAGCTCTGACGGCACCTGCGCTGTCTCTTGCAGCAGGTAGTTCATCAAATCTGAAAAAAGGTTGCTTGCGTTATTGCCTGCACCCGTAAGCAGCTCTACCTCAACGCCGTAATTAGTAAAAACGTGCGCTTGGCTGTACGAACCTGAACTTTGATCTGAAACAGCCTGGGTGAAAGTAAAATCAAGGCAAGAAATCTCGGCAAACGTCCCGTTGGCATCGCCCACCGTTTCAGGCAACGAGTCAACCAAGCTCTGCGTGGTTACAGTCTTTGCCGGGGTGAAAACGCAAGCTGTGTTGTAGTAGAGCGTTCCACTGCCCTGGATGATGTCGCCGTAGAAGATGGTCAGGGTTGGGCTGTCTAACTGGCCTGATGACAGGACAAGCCAATACCGCTTGGTTATGTTTCCGCCTGCTTCAATAAAGCTAAATTTGGCGGCGCGTGGGCTGATAAAAACGCCTCCCTTACCGTCAGCTCTGCGCTTGCAAAAGACAACAGGGATAGATTCTCCCACTGCGATGGGAGTTGCCCCACCGCCCGTTGGTTGATTTAGATCAGCAGCACGTTGAGCTTTGCCCAGCTCGTTGTAGACCGTTTGCTGGAAAACGGCCTGTGGCCTTGGCTGTACCTGCCGTGAAGATGGTGGCTCGTTGTAAAGGGTCATACCTTACACGGGTCTCCAATTAAAGAGGTTGTGGCAAGTAGTGGGGGCATCTGTGCGCCTACTGGTGAAAGCACACTCCCTAACTCTAGGGTTAATCTCGGTGGCCCCAACGTCCCAGACATAGCCTGCCCCTGGTACGTGGCTATCAAAGATCGTGCGGAATTGATGCTTGACCCAGTTAGGGGGTCAAAAGTGTAGAGCTGCACTTCTACCAGCAGGCTATACAGAGCGATGATTTCGACTTTAGTTCTGTAGAACTGGGTGTAAGGAAACTCAACCGTGAGTGAGCCTTGGTCCCCCGTTGTTGAAGTTACGATCTCTGAGGTTTGAAAGGGGGCGTAGTCATACCCGTCTACGTTGGTGTCTACCTCGTAGTTCTGAAATCTGT